AGCAAGAAACGGGTGCTTCCTTGGTCCAGAAGGAAGCAGATATGGTGAGCGCGAGGAACGCACGGGCGAAAGATAAAGTCCTCGCACAGTTGCCTACCCTAAAAAAACTGGGGCAGGATGACGAAGAAGATGACGAAACTGTCAGCGTTTAGGGGAGTCTATCATGGGTACACTTACTAGTACGGGTCAGGCGTCTCCGCTCGCGACCAAAATCTTCAAGATTGCAACGGCAAACAACTCTGCCAATGCAAACTTCACGGGAGCGACGGGCACCCTGTTCATGATTCAGATTGACAACACGGCGAACAGTGCTGCGTCGTTCGTCAAGCTGGTCGATGCTACGTCTGCCACGGTAGGCACGACTGCCCCTGACCTCTGCTTCAAAGTACCTGCCAGTCAGCAGCGTACCTTTTTGATGCCAAAGGGAATTGCGTTCTCCGCAGGCTTCACGATTTTCTGCACCACGTCCGCTGGTACGGCGGGAACAACGTCTCCCTCGTCAGCTGTCAACGTCATCTGTGTCATCAACTGATGAGTGTCTTCGCCCTGGCCCAGGCAGAGAACCTGCCTTGCTGCACGTTCGTCGCTCTGGCTGTGCTTGAGGGCGATGGTGCTGTCATCAACAGCGTGCAGGACGGTGTCCATGCGCGTGACATGGACTGGTGGATGCAAGCCAACGTCTGGGACGTAGGCTCTCCATGGAGTGCGTTGGACGCCGCGCAGGAAGTCTTCGGTGGAACCATGCACCACGTTCCCAACGTGGGCTTGGTTAACGCCCCAGAGCTGACCAACGGCTGCTGGCACGTCATTCAGCGGTGGCGCTTCCTCGACCAGGGAGCCCCAGGTCCCGAGGACGACACCGTACTGCCAGGGCACAGCACAGGGCACACCTACCTCGCGTACTGTGAGGGGGCTCTCGTGCGCATCGTGCAGAGCAGCATCAAGAAGGGCTACCGGGACACCCAAGGCTCTTGGGAGGGCACTGCGGGGCTCGACGGCTATGCTGTGACCGTCCTTACTCTTCCCCCCGAGGTGTCCCTATGCTGAAGTTCAAGGTTCTCACTGCTGTCGTCCGTGCTCTGTCCTCCGTCGCCGCTGCGACCAAGAAGAACAGTGCCGGTGGCGCTGCCATCACACCTGATGAGCGCGACGAAATCATCGGGGCTATCCTCGAAGCTGTCGTAGACCTGCTGGACCCGATGGTGGATGATGCTGGCAAGTAGGCTAGAGCTAGAGCGCCCGACCATCCTTGAGGGAATGCCCGACGATGCCCGGCGGTCGCACGCCGCGACAGTCCTGGGTGAGACTATCACGGCTCTCCAAGACCACGAGGCCCGTCGCCCTGTTGCTGACGCCCTCGATGAGGTCGTGAGGACGATGGAGCGCGTTCGCGCGCACCTCGATGCAGTCGACGATGCCCCAACGGGCTTCGGTAGCGTCCTCGCTACTATTGACGCGCGTACCTGGGTTGGTATTATCTTGGGTATCGCGGCTGCACTTGGTGCGGCGACTGGTCTCGATGTTGCGGATTTACTGGGGGAACCATGAGCGAGGAAGCCCGTGCTGCGCTGTGTCGAGGAACCCTCACAGGCATCGACATCGAGCAGGTTCGAGCAGCACGGGAGCGCCTCGTCGCACTCCAATGCACCATCCCAGCGCCCACCCCCGTGGAGGCGCCCCCCGTCCCGATGCGTACCTACCTTCTGGCAGGGCTACTCATCGGGGCGATTGTGTGGCTGACGCTGGGTTAGCCAGCGTTTCACGGAACTCGGTGAGGGTGGCGAGCACCCAGTCTACTGAGCCGTGAGCACGGAACTCCGTGACCTTGTCGACGCCCACCATCTCGATGGTGAGGAGCCGCGTCACTCCTGCCCGCTTCGAGGCCCAGAGCCACCGTCCAGTGACCGGACCACGCCACTTCGCGTACCAGCCCTGCTTCTTCAGGGCTTGCTGAATCTCTAGCTCGCGGTCACTTGGCATCGGCTTCTCCCAGGATAAACGCCGTCCAAACTAGGTAAATAACACCAATAGTGGCTAGTACGTTCTGTAGCCAGTCACCCCAGTCCAGCGGCGGAAAGTCAGGCATCGAGCACCTCATCAGGTGTTTCCAAGTCGTCGATGGCCTCATCGACCACCGTGCGGGCTGTGGCCAGGCAGTCCAGCGTACCACCCTCGGCGGCGCGCACAAGCTGGTCGACTGCCTCGTCAATGTTCAGCCGAAGCTTGAGGTCCAGCCGACGCCGCTGCTGGCGCCCTGCCCACTCGGACAAAGCCCGCAGTCTATCAGCGAGCATGGACGACTTGGGGTCTGAAGACTTGTCCACGTCCATGGCCAGCAGGTCGAGGAACCCCTCCAGCACATGCCCCTCGGTACCGACCAGCCAGGGCAACAGGTCCATGTCTACTTCATGCGGCATCGACCACCTCCCAGAACTTGTGCAGGTCGTAGGACTCATCAGGCAGGATGGGGCTCTGCGCCACCACAAGCCCCGCAGGAATCATGCGAAGCACACGAAGGAGGTGTGACAACCGCACCGGGTCGTACGCCCTGTCAGGGAGGATGAAGACGCTGCTGTCGGCGTCTCGTGTCAGTGCCGCAAGCGTGATGGCGCACTCGACCATCTCTGCCCCCGAGGGCACCGGTCCATGGCCCGTCAGACCTACGCGAACTTCGGCCCCAATGAAGAAGAACCGTAGACCATGCCGGGAGATAGGCACCCATGCGCGCCGCAGCCACTCCACGGCAGCAGTGTCACACGCCTTCTTCAGTTCCTTAGCCTCGGCCTCGGCCTCCAAGGCGGACGCCAGCAACTCCCGGATGCCGTCCATCTCCCCGTACTTGAGGATGGTGCGTGCGTCCTTCACCTCTGCACGGGCCTTCCGCAGCGCGTTGCCTGCGGCCTTCTGGATTCGGAGGAGTGCCTTGCGCACGCTCCCCTCGGTTGCGACCCACTTGTCCCAGCTAGGGTAGTCGAGGGACACCCCCGTGTCGGTGGCGTCCAAGCACTGTCCATGCTCCAGCATGTACTGGACCAGAGCAGTACCCGAGCCCTGGATAGCCGCCATCGCATCAGCAACGACGTTGTTGTAGCGGGGCTTCTTTCCGTTGTGGGTGGTGCCGTCGAACTCTACCTGGACAGAGGCTTCAGCCCCGTTGGCCAAGGTGTTGACGTGTGCCTTGGACTTGATGTTCCGACCAGCGGCGTCGGCCACCAGTCCCGTCAGTGCGTACTCGATGGAGTGTACGATAGCGCTCTTGCCCGAGCCGTTTGGCCCGTGGACGAAGATGTACCGTGTAGGCATCGAGCCTGCGGCGACCGTGACGGTCGCCTCTGCGTCCATGTTCTTGATGTTGCTGCGTATCTGCATGTTCGCTCCTAGAATGGGATGTCAGTGTCGGGTGGTCCCACGACACACTTGGTGTTGTCGCAGGCGTGCCATGCCACAAGCATGACCTCTGCGTTGGGGATGGTGGCGCCCGCTGCGATACAGCGCGAGCACCGGTTCACGGGCCAAGTGGCCCAGGGGTTACTCGGGGGAGTCTGCTCGGGCTCGGACTGTGGCAATGTCTTCCTCCAGGAGTTCAAGGGTCTTCGCCTTCCAGCCACAGGAACATACGCGCAGTCGGGCCACCCAGTCAGGTGTCGAGGTGTGCTTGTGACCAAAGGTGACAAGGCCGATGACCCGACCGTCAGCCCGGTACGAGTCCGCCGTGCGGCTGTCCTTCACTCGGGTGCGCTTCCCGCACTTAGGACAGTTCATGCTGTCGGAGCATGGCGCGGGTGGCGTGGAGCTTGCGCTCTAGGCGGGTCGTCGCCAGGCTCATCTCCATCTGCTTCTTAGGCTCGTACCGGTTCATGCGGGACTGGATGTCCCGAATCTGGCGCACGAGGCGCTCTTCAGCACGCTGTAGGGCAAGTAGTTCACGGGTCATACGTCCTTCCATGTCTCACCGACTTCTGCTTCTGCGGTGAATGTCACCGGTAGTCCGGCGACGGTTGATGTGAGTGTTTCTGTGACAATCTGTGACACCTGGTCGGCGCGGCTCTCGGGCACGGCGAAGAGCACAGCATCGTGTAGCTGGTTGACCAGGCCCGTTCGCTGTCCGTAGTCGAAGGGCAGGTGCTGCTCGACCAGCTCTATCATGGCCTTGGCCACCACCGCGAAGCCCCCGGCTTGGACACGGTAGTTCAAAGCTGCGTTATAGTCCATGTCTGCAAAGTACCTACGCCGCTTCAGCACGGGCTCGGTCAGGTAGCCCAGGTGGCGTAGCTCATCAGTGGTCTGGTTCCACCATGCCTTGAACTCGGAGGCACGCTGTAGCCACGTGCGGTGTAGGGTGCGGACCTGCCGTAAGTCGAGGTCGGCGTAGAGCATGTTGCCCTCGTCGTCCTCTGCCTGGTGGATAATCTCCAGCACCTTGGGCGGGGCTGCCCCGTACAGGGATGAGAAGCAGATGCCCTTGGCGAGGTTCCGCAGCTTCTTGAACTGCCCCTTGCCCTTGCCCATCTTCGTGTCCGGGGCTCCCTGTGCCTGCCAGAACTTGTCTCCGAACATGAGGTCCGCCGTCAGGTTGTGTGGGTCAATCTCCTGCTTCTCGAAGGCATCGAGGTAGTTCTGTGTACCTGCGAGGGCTGCGGCGAAGCGTAGCTCTAGCTGGTCGTAGTCTGCCCCGACGAACACGCAGCCCGGTGGGGGGATGAACATGTCCCGTAGGAAGAAGGGGATGTTCTGGAAGTTGGGGTTGGAACTAGACAGTCGCCCCGTCACTGTCCCGTGGCTGTTGTAGTCTGGGTGGACGTAGCCCTCAGGGGTGACGACTCCTGCGCCGGGTGCCAGCTTGCGCAGGTAGGTGCCGAGCAGCTTGTCTGCCCTACGGTAGAACTTGATGGCCTTGAGCAGTTGCTTCTGCTCCGCATCCAACAGTGGGTTGACTAAGAAGTTCCGCACCGAAGCAGCGTTGGTCCGGGGCTCACCTGCGTCCGTGTAGTCATGAGGTGGGAGCCCCCAGTCGTTGAAGAGCAACTCACGCATCTGTGCTGTGCTGCGTGGGTTGAGACCGGGGCGTGCCTCCTGAATAACTCGCAGCCACTTCGTAGCCTCGGCGGTCTGCTCTGCCTCATGCTGGGCTCGGCGCCGTTCGTCTACCCGCATCCCAAGGCGGTGCATCCCAGCACAGAGGTCCTGCACCTTGGCATCAAAGGTGTAGAGGTGCTCCTGCCTACGGTACGCCATCGTCCCCTGGAGGGGCCTCACCACACGTGCTGTGACGGCTACGTCCGTGGCACAGTACTCATGGAGGTCACGGTCAGTCTGTGCTGTGACTCCCGTGTGGTCTGCCTTCCAGGCCGGTACGTCAAGCAGCATACTGGCGACGAAGCCCAGGCGGTGCTTGTGCTCTGACGCTGCCAGCTTGTGCAGGAGGATGGTGTCAATCAGTGGGGCAGGGGTGACACCCAGGTGCTGCTCGATGACGGTCCTGTCGAAGTACCCAGCGTTGTGCCCCACCTTGACCCAGGCTGTGTGGGTGAAGACCTTGCGCAACAGCTTCTTGTGCATTGCCTCATCAGAGGGGCTGTACAGTCGAGTCTTCCCATCCACGGAGAGGAAGCCCAGCATGAGGACTTCACTCACCGTGCCGATGCCAATGCACCGTAGCCCTGCGGTGAGGCTGTCCACACCATCCGTCTCAACATCGTAGGCGAGTTGCTTGCCTTGGTTGGCCAGGTACCACTCGGCGGCGAACTCGGGAGTGGGTTGGTAGTGGACCACGGGGTCCTGCCACATGAGCGCATCGTCATGCCAACGGAGCATCTTCGCCACGTCGATAGCGAAGACCTCCCGTAGCTCGGGCTTCACCTGGAGCAGTCGAGGGTGGTAGGTCGGCAGGACCTTGAGTGCGCCTGCCTTCGTTGGGCCACCCCGTACAGCCTCCAGCGCCGGGTTGCCTTCGAGGAGCGCCTTGGCGGCGTGAGGGCCGAGCGTGAGCACAGTGGTGTATCGACCTAGCTGCTTCTCTACGTAGCCCCAGCAAGCCTTCAGGGGGCTCTGGAGAGGCTTCTTCCCTGCCTTGACCCGCCGCCTGTTCTGTCCCTTCAGCTTAGCTAGGTACGTCTTAGGGTTGTCGTCAGGCCAACGGCAGCCCAGGAGGTTGCCCCAGTCCACGCCGAACCTCTGCCCCACACCCATACGGCGTAGCTCTTCCATCACAGTGATGCCGTGTGCATCCGTAAACGGGCGCCGGGTCACTGCATCCTGCTTGGACGGTGCGTCACCGAGGACGAGAATGTCACTACCGTTGCCCTCGAAGGGAACAGGTTGCCAGGTGCCCTTCTTCTCCCAGTACGTACGGAGGGGGCAGTTGGCGCAGTCGGCGCAGTCCATGTGTGTCCTCTGTCAGTGTGTAGGGAGGAGAGGGCTAGGTAGGCAGGCACATGACTTCCAGGACGGATACCGCCCACCTAGCCTCTCCTCGAAAAGGTCAGTCCATTTCCAAGATCTTCTCTACGGAATCACCGAACGTGCTCTGTGCAGTGGCCACTTCGTCCTGTGCGTTCGTCGCTGCGGCGTACTGGTCTGCGGTCAACCACGTGGTGTTGGGGTACTGGCGTCCGTTCTCGGGGTCAGCCGGGGCGTACTTGACGTAGCCCGTCCGTCCCACGAGGTACTCGAAGGCACCAGAGTCATTCGTCTTATCAAAGTCGAAGCCCTTCCCCCGGATGTCATCCTGGGAGTAGCCCACCGAGATGAAGAACTGCATCCACATGCGGGCCATCATCCCGTCCATGTAGTCGTCGCCCGAGTTGGGTAGGTTGAACCCATCCCGAACAGTACAGTTCTTCTCACCATCGCCGGACTTAGCGCCCTCGATGATGCGAGCTTGGAACCGCACGCGGTCACTGTTCTTCCGGGTCTCCGTCTTCTCGGTCGTGACAATCTCGACCTTGAAGACATCAGCGCGACTGGGTGCCACAGCTACGAACGTGTTGCCGAAATCAAACTTCATTGTCTTTACCCTCTGTCAGTAGTTGCCGATGAAATCGACAAGCATGTTTCGTTGGTGTTTACGAAGGACCATGCGGTCCATCGCGTCGTTGAGAACCCACCGGACATGGTGGGGGGACTTGTGTTCAAGAGCACCCGTGGTTGCCGTCATCACGCGGCGGTAGTCGGGCTTCTTCTCTGCGCTCTCTTCGAGCAGGTCTTGGGCAGTGGCCTCGACGTACTCATCCATCCACGCCAGGGACTCTGGACGAGGCACGTCGAGACCCGCACCTAGCATTGCTTCCCGCAGGTTCAGGGGGAACTGGCTTGGGAGGACAGCAAGGCGGTCCCCCTGGATGTAGTTCTGGTCAGGGCCAGTGGCGTACATGAAGGGCCAGCCAGGGCCACTGTCGTTGTGGACGACGCGGGCACAGAAGTCCACCATAGCTGGTAGCTTCTCGGGTGCCTGCCACCCTGGGATGAGTGGAGCCCCAGGGATGTAGCGGTTGTACTGGTCCTTCTTCACCTCACGTGGGGGCTGCTCGTGGCAGACGAAGAACACGTGGCACTCGGCATCACGGGCTGCATCGCGCAGTTCGTACAGCCGCTTGTTGAACAGGTCAAAGGCGGCGAACCCTGGTGCCATGTCGCGGCACTGCTGAAGCTCGGTGTCTGCGATGAGCGACAGGTCGTCAACCACCACCGCAGGGAACTTCTCAGAGGCACGCTTCACGAGGTTCGTGATGTACTTGAACCCCTTGCTGCTCGGAACCTCGATGACCTTGGGTTCCCAGTCGAGGTACTTGGCGCAAGTCAACGCTCCCTTCGGAGCGACGAACACCCCGTGCGGGAATGCCTTCACTAGCGCCAAGGTCTTGCCAACCTTGGCCCTTCCGTACGTCAATCCAAACATGTCTATGTTCCCCATTCGCATCGTGTGTGGTTCTTACATGGCCCGTAGGGTGTCCAACAGGCTGTCTCATGGTGTGCTGCGGGCCAGTTCATTGCGTCCTCTGTCTCATGCCCGTGCTTGTCTCGAAGTTCTTGTATTAATCGTTCTGCATGAATGACTGTGTCTCTGAATGTCTTATCCGCATACGGCGCAGTGGCAAGCTCCGTGCGTAAGAAAGTGGCAGACCCATCCTTCTTGGGCCATTGAATCATGTTGAGTAGTACCCCTCCATACTGGTCTCCCCAGAGGGAACGACCGAAGAAGTTGTAGCCTCGGAACTGACCCGAGAGTGTGTAGTACTTGACCGCCGTGGAAGGCCGCCGCCCTGTGGTCTTGTGGTCGACGATGTAGTAGAGCCCCGACTGGGGGTGCCGCACGATGAGGTCGGCCCGCTGTGTGTAGAGGTAGGGCTCGGGCTGAAGGGTGTCTTGGATGTGCCCAACTAACTCCCGCTCAACTTGGGACACGAGGTACCGCTCGGCAGCCCAGTGCAGGTCGTACTGTAGGTACGTCCTCGCTACGATGGTGCTGTGCTTGTCCCACTCCTCGGGGTTGAGCTGACTCTGTACCTTCTCCTTCATTGCGTCGAGTGGTGTGTAGATGTCTGCCTTGGGGTTCTTCTTCAGAGCGTAGTGGTGTGCCAAGGCAAGGTGTAAGAGGACGCCCCGGATGAGGGCGGGGCTTGACACCGGACCCGGCGTAGCCTTTGAGGTCATGTACAGGGCGTACTTGCGGGGGCACTGCATCGCCAGTTGTAGGCGGTGCCAGCCCCTGCGGCTGGGTCCGGGGTCAAGCAAGTGCATTAGGCGTCGCCGACGACTCGGTTGTTCATCCAGATGATGACATCAGAGCCGTCTTCTCGTGGCACAGTGCGCATTGCCTGTACCGACTCATGGGCGATGATGGCCGCAGTCAACACCTCCTGCATGATTTCCATGGCAACGGAGGGGTCAGCCCTCACGATGGGGTTCATGGCGGCGGTAGCCCCGCACGCCGTGAACAAGTCGCGTAGTAGTTCGATGCCGTCTTCTGGTCCTTCTGTCTCGATGGCGTCCCGGAGTACCTTGAGGAAGGGACTCAGGTGGGTGCCGCTGCTGTCGTTGCTGTCGTCGTAGTTGTCATCTGCCATGTCTTACTGCTCCAGTTGTTTGAGCCAGGCTTCTACCTTGCTCCGGTTAAAGCGTACCGTGCGTTCGCCGATACGCATGTGGGGAATCTCCTTCTGCTGCACCTTCCGGTAGATGGCGTGGATGGACAAGCCCAACCAGTCTGCCACTTCTCGTACAGTCAGCAGTCTCACATCGTCACTCATCACTACCTCCGAATAGGTCGAACACACTCTGGATAATAGCGTCAGCATCTTCCGTACTACCGAGAGTATCAGCGATACCAACAGCCGTCGGGTCATCAATGGTGTTGACAACCTGCTCTAGCTTGTCCAGTAACGTGTCCGCCACATGCTCGTCCACTGTGCCCTCTGCGACAGTGTACATGATGTGGACTGACCTCTGCGAACCATGCCTACTAAAGCGGCCTTCTGCCTGTGTCACCATACCAGGTGTCCACGGTAGCAAGCCGAACACAGCTAGGTCTGTGTTCTGTAGCCCGTCGACTGCTTCACCGAAGGCGTCGGTCGTTCCAACGAACGCGCACCCTACCTCGGTGGCGGCGTAGGCTTCGACCATCTCATCCCGCTCCTTGGTCGAGACACCACCGTGCCCCCACCACATGGGCGCCTTGTCCTTGAGCCGTGTCTTGATGAGCTTCGCCAGGGCTTCAGCGTCCTTGCGTCGTCCCGTAAAGACCACCACCTTCTGCCCGTCTTCAAGCACAGCGTCCTTGACTGTGTCTGCAATCCAGACACGCTTACGTGATGCTGCCTCCAACAACTTCATCTCGAACAAGGCACCCTTGCCCCGCTTGGCTGCTTGCTTCATGTCCTGCTTGAAGCCCGCTGGCCTGCTCTGTTCCTCCTTGCCCAAGTAGATGAGACTCCGAGTCAGGGGCGGTAGGTGCCGGCTCGCTTCCTCCTTCGTCACTACGGACATGACACGCTCTAGCCGCTGCCGTAGCTCGTCGGTGTTGCTCTCCCCTGTGGCGTCAATGCCACCGAAGCGACCGGGCCTCGCGTCACAGTAGCGGTGAATGAACTCCCAGTTGCTGCCCCACTCACCAGGCTGGACGAGGTCCATCTGTGCCCAGAGGTCGGAGCGCCTGTCCCTAACCGGCGTCGCCGTTAGCCCCAGCCTGCGGGTCGAAGCCTTCGCCAGCTTAGCGCAAGCCGCTGCCCGGTTATCCAACCAGCTATGGTACACGCTACCATCCCTCGCGACCAACCTCTCCTTCCGCTTCCATCCCTTGCCCTTGTGTATCTCATCCCAGACTACAGCAAGGGGGCAGCCCCGTGCCCACTGGATGAGATGAGGCGCCCAGTCCCGGACGACAGCCCAGGACAGCACCACGACGTGTGACCGAGGGGCGTAGGGTGTCTTGCCCCGTAGTACCTCGGGTCGCAGGGTGGTGTACTTCTGTGCCTCCCTAGCCCACTGCGCTGTGGTCGGGGCTCGGGTGATGATGACAACCTTCTCCGTGGCCGGTCCCTTGGTCAACCAAGCGAGGGCCGCGAGTGTCTTACCGGACCCACAAGCCCAGTGCAGGAAGATGTCCTTGCGTGTGTCTGCAAGGACATCCTCCTGGTAGGGCGTGAGGAATCCGTCAGTGACGAACTCCCTAAGCATCAGTCAATCCAGTAGAAAAGCACAAGCCTACCCAGGGAGTCTGGGACGAACACCCGATGGCGCGTGGCCCCTCCCTCCTCTGGTGCTGCTTCGTAGCTGTGGGTTCTCACCGCAGCACCCGCAAGCCTTGTCACCAACTCATCGCTGGGACGATGGATGTGAACCGCCCAGCAGTCCTCCTGGTACAGAAGGCGGCTCTCCTTCGACCAGGCAATCGCGAGTACCTTCTCGAAGGGAATCCCGTACCGCTGCAAGAAGCTCCAGAACTGATTCTGTCCGTCGAGGACCAGGCTGCTCTCGGTGGGGTTCGTGTCACTCATCGTCGTTCTCCTGTTGTTGTCTGTGGTAATCTGCCACGGTGTGTGGCAGGGTGCATGTCACGAGTTG